GAGAGGCACTTCATTTGTATAAAGATAATCTATACATTCATTTAAAGAATATACAAATTCATCTTTTGTTTCTGTTTGTATAACAGGCACAACTAACTCATGATATAGTTTTATTTCACCTCTTATATCTTCTGTTGGTTCTGGTATAACAATATTGTCATCACCGTCTTTGTAAAAATCTGGACAACCATCATCCGTACATGGTTTCTCAGCACAGGCATATACAAAAAAATACATACCTAAAATCGTTAAGATTATTGAAAATGATTTCATAGTAGTTTCCTCAATTCTCTTTTTGTTGCATAAGGTTTATGCAATTTACAAGTGAACCATCTAAACCTAGGATCAGGTGTAGCAGGTCCTTCAAACTCTAACTCATTTGTTGCTTCTGCATATATCAATTTTTTCATAAACAAAGATAGAGCAGCGTCATATTCTTTACAAGGTTTATATGATAGTCTATCTCGTTTAGGTGTTTCGTAAATGCCCTTACGACTTTCAACTATTCCTTTAATTATTTTTTTCTCGTATCTATTTAATTTCATAATTATATTTATTCTCCGTAATTCATAGGTACAGGTGCACCATTGTGATTGTTTACATATACAGTAACACCTGGTTTATTTTCACTTTTTGTTAGTCTAGTTCTTGTTTTCATATGTTTAACATAACTAGAATTAACATCAAAGTGCCAAGATAATTGTTCTTCTTGCATTGGAAATACATTGTCATTATCTCTTAATTCAGGTTTCAACATCATGTAATATTCACGAGCAAGTTCTTCGGTTGCAAACCAAACAACACCTTGTATTTCTAAAATTTGTGGATGATTACCATGTGATTTGCCATCTTTGTCAGCAAATGAAACCATACAATACATATTATCAGCAGGATTATTACTCATTAGACAGCCGCCATCGCTAATTGTTCATTCCATTGATAGAAGCCATACCAAAGTAGTATGGCAAAAACAACATAAAATAGTATAACTTTTTTCATTAAGCAACCCTCCCAATGTTAAGTTTAGGAGAAGTGATATACTGTTTTTTTGCAACAGAAATCATGTTCATAGGAACGCCATACATCATGCCGTTATCCATATGTTTAACACGAGCACGTGTTTTCATAACTTTATGAACAACACCTAACCATGAAGTGTTACGACCGTCAACTCTAACTAAATCGCCAACTGATAAATCAGTTTTAACTTTTAGAGCGTCAGCGGTTCTACGTGCTTTTAAAGCAGCAACTATAATGTTATTATAGTTAGGACCCCAATCAGGTTCAGTTTGAATAAATGATAGAACATCATTTAAGGTAGTGAAGTTTTTAACTTTCGATTTAATCATAATATAGTCTTTCTTTTTTGTTACTATGATACCAAGCTACACTATTTTGATCTAAAAATCAAGCAAATAATGGATTAAAAAACCCTTGTTTTCTGCGAAAAACTGGAATAAATGACATAAAAAAACCCTTATAAATCAACAATTTACAAGTCATTGAAATATAAGGGTTTTTAAGTAATAAAATATTACTGTTTTTTCATAAAATTATCGTCCCAATTGAACGCTTCTTTTACTAGATTTGCTGTAAAGCCTTTGTATTTGTTATTCACTTTTTTATTCACAACCGTTACTAGAAAATCTGCCTCTTCAGCAGATAGGCCCTCTAATATTTGTATGAATAAGGTTTCTCTTTTTGTATTTGATATTGTATTATCGCCACCTTTTGTAAACAAATACAATCTCTTTGCTTCTTGCGATAGCAAAGTATGATCTGTTCCTATTGGTGCGTCATTCTTTCTGTATGGCACATCGCCTTTTGGTAGTAACCATTCTATGTTTGGATCAAAAGCACCTTTTAAAACTTGTCTTAGTGATACCGAATCATGTTCTTTTAACACTTTTAGTTTTTTTGGTTTATCTTTTGCATTGTTTATTTTTGTAGCAATCTCACTCATCAAAGGCGGCACGGCTCTGCCAGCGTCTTGTAACGCTTGCATTCCCATTTTAGTTGCTAGTGCTGGGTGTGATTGTGTAGGTTGTTGAGGCACTCCTTCTTGACTTGCAATAGTGCCATCTGGGTTTCTTCTAATTATAACCATAGTTTCTCCTTAACAGTTCTTTCAAAGTCTAAAATTCGTCAATGACTTCGATTAAAGTTTTAAGTTTTTTATTTATAAAGTAGCCTAAAATTTTATCTCTAGTTGCCACTTTCACATTCAAAAACTCATCATTTATTTTATCCTCAATGTGTTGAGGTATACTACTCAAATCAATTAACTTACGATTTCTATTGTAGTTTTTTTCTTCTTCTTCGGTAAAGGTATTGTAGAAAAATATATCATCAATCCAACCTTTTAGTTTCTTTTTACTCAAAGGTTTCTGGCGTCTATTTTCTACGAACACATTATCATCTGATAGCACATTTGGTATACCATCGCTACGATCACCTTTTAATATATGTTCTTTAATATATATACTTGGATCTTCACCCTTACCTACAAATTTAGATAATACAGGATTGTATTGTTTTACATTTCTATTATGTAACTGTATAAAATCTTTATCACCTGATAGTATCAATACCTTTTTTTGATGTTCAGGTATAATCATACGATTCACTTTTTTGATTAGTGTTGCAATTACGTCATCTGCTTCTGCTGTTTCTACCTCAATAACTTTATAAGGTAAAAAAGTCTTGATCTCATTTTTGATTTGAGCAAGTAAAGTAAAAATATAATCCCAATCATGATCTGATTTTTCACGGCTTGCTTTCCTGCCTGCTTTGTAATTAGGAAATATTTCTCTACGCCATACGTTTTTACTATCACAGGCAATCACCATGTCGCCATATTCTTTTCTAAATTTTTTATTGTGAGCTCGAAGTGAATTAAGAACCATATGTCTTACAAGGTCCTCACTTAACTCTACTGCTTGTCGACCATTGATTTGCACCATAAGGTTAGAAATCATTATTTGGTTTATATCAACTATTATCATATCAATATTATATCACAAAGTAAATGGATTGTCAATACTACTCTAAACTAAAGTCAGGTTCAAAATTTACTGGTTCTTCTTCTTTCTTTGGTGGGTCTTTTCTTTTTACTTTTAAAATTTTATTGTAATTGATATCGGTAAGTTTTTTACCATCTTTTGTGGTATGTATGGCAATAAAACTATCGGTAACATTTTGCATTGGGTGTGGCTTATCAAAATCTCTTTTTAGTAAACTTTTTATTCCTTCAATCACCAATGCTAGGTCTCTTAAAAATTGATCCTTCTTTAGATTTACAACATTGTCTTGTAATACTGCAAGAATATCCATTGATAGTTGATCTGTAAGTTGTTCAATAAACTTTTCTTTTTTAAGTTCAACCTGTTCTTCCTCAGATAACTCAGGCATTCTAGGCGAATTTCTAATTATTCTATTTGTAGGAAACTGTAATAACTTACCCATGATTATATACTAAATGATGTGCCACAACCACATTGTGATTTAGCACGTGGGTTGTTAAATTTAAAAGTGCTACCGAATATCTCACTATCATAATCTATTTCTACACCTAAAAGATATAGTTCATTCATTTTGTGAACCAATAATCTATCATCTATTACATGATCATCTTTTTCTGCTTCATCTTCAAACGACCATTCGTATTCAAAACCTGCACAACCACCACCTTTTACTTGTAATCTAACATATTTTTTATTATGTTGTTTTAATAAGTTACCTATGTGTGTATATGCTGTATCTGATAGTGTTAAGTTCATATAACTATTTATCTCCTGCAGGTGCTATTACTTTCCACTTCATTAGGTGATCTTCAAATTCACCGTAATATAAGTTATCCCAATCACCTGTTCTTAAATATCGTTGCATTGACGTAATATATCCTTGAGCAGCCATTCGCTCTCTCATCTTTTTATCTCTTTCTTTCTGAGATATATCTCTTGTTCTTGACCTCTCTACAAGACCTGCTGCTCTCACTATACCTTGTTGTGTTTCAATCCATTTCTTAATATTCTTATAACACAATGCGTCATCATCAGATAGTTCTAATACCGATGGATGAACGCCTCTTAGTTTAGGTGGTTTTCTTTTGGCACGTAGTGCCGCCATACGTTCTTTAACTTCTTCTTTTTTAGTTAAAGATTCTTTACTTTGTTCAAATGCTTTATCTGTTTCAGATTGTATCAAAGAACCTCGCCCTTGAAATTAATTTTACCTTGATCAGCAAAATATTCTTTCAACTCATTGTATCCGCCTATGTGTTTGCCATCAATAACTATTTGTGGTATAGTTCTAACTTGTTTACCTAATGCTTCAAATAATTCTTGTAAAGATAAATCTTTTGTCACCATCTTTTCTTCATATTCATGACCAAGGCGTGTTAATAACGCCTTGGCTTTATCACAAAAAACACATGATGGTTTACTGTAAACTGTGATGTTCATATTATTCTACTATTGTTACTCCCTCTACTGGCACGGCGTCAATCTCAGCGATTGCCTCTTCAGCAAGTTTATCTATATCAACAGAACTATTAGCATTTGCTACGATATATTCTGCCAATCTGTTTGCGTCACCGACACCATATTTAAGACCAATATAAACTCTATATTGACCATCAGCAGTTTCATAAACTGCCTTGTTCCATTCTTCATAACCTTGGACTTTCGTCTGTTTAATTATATTTACAATGGTACTTTCGACTTTAGAAGCGACATCTTTGTTGCCCTCTTGTCCTATCTCAGTAATATATAGTTCAGATCGTTTGTTCATTTCGCCTTCAAGTTGATCAGCCAGACTTGCTTTTGCAATCATAATCGCTTTCTCAACTGCTAGTTGTAAATCAGGACTTGTGCCTTGACCCACACCGTAGATATAATCTTCGGCATCCCTATCCTTGATTAGACCTTTTCTGATTTCAGCGTCTATGTACCATTGTGGTACCTCGTTCAATAGTCTGCCGTCATCTATCTTTGCTTCTTGTTTTACTTCGTATGTTTTTTGAGCACAGTTTGTCAAAAACAAAGTAAGCAAAGCAATTAGTATAATTTTAATCATGTGTTTTACTCCTTCACTTTTTCATAAAATAATTTACCTGCCTCTAATACTTTTGGCAGGTTGACCTTATCTGTAAATGTTCCCCAATGCACCGTAAGGACAACAATGCAAGTAACAATAATGAGCAATCTAGTCATTACTCCTCTCTCCAGACACCATTTTCACTTAAACAAACCGTCCCTGGTGTCTTGAAAGGATGATCTGGTCTTGCAAAATGCCTACAATAAGGCTCAGTTGTCAAGTCTGTATAATAAAATTGTGCGA